CCAGTCCGCAACGCAGCCTGAGTGGTAAGTGTTTCAGTTGCCATATTACCCTCCTAGGCACCGGCCCGGTTAGGAGGCCGGTGTTCTCAGCCCTCCGTTACGCGGACTGCCTGATATACTTCACAAGCAACTTACCCGTGAATCCCGCGGTCGATGCCGCGCCCGTGAACGTGATATATTCATCCGCGCCCCAATCAGCCGGAACAGTGACTTCCGTCTCTGCTACAATCTCTGGTACGTAGCAGTTGATCAACGCTCCCTCGGTGATGGCGTTGAAATCAAAGGCGCTCAGAATGTCATTTGCATCCGCCCCCGAAGCCCCGATTCCAACATTCACCGCCGCCGCTCCCGTGCTGCCCGTGATGCACTCCAGCCACGCCTGCGTGATCGTCACATCAACGCCTTCGGGATTGGCTATTTCCCCGATTGCGAGACCAACCTGACCGGTGATGTCTACACAGAAAGCCCCTTTACCTTCCCAATCCATTGCTATTGTCATATTACCCCCTATGCTGATTGTCGGGTATACGTGACATGCAAGCGGGCAGACAGGCCCACGCTCGATGCCGAGCCCGTAAACGTGATGTACTGCGCTGCACCCCAATCAACCGGGTCGGTCAGTTCGGTTTCTGCCGTGTCTTGCGGAGCAAAGCAATTCGACAGAGAACCTGCCGTCAAGCCGTCCACTGCGCCTGCGTTCCACAGGTCAGTGGCAGTTACACCCGTTGCTTCGATGCCGCAGGACAGGTTGCATCCAGCAGTAGAAGCCGTGATTATCTCTAACCACGCCTGGGTGATGGTTACATCCACCCCCTCCGGGTTCAACACTTCGCCGATTGCCGTACCAACCTGACCGGTGATGTCGATGGTCAAGCCACCGCCCTGCCCTTCATAGTTTCTTGCTACAGTCATTGTTACACCTCCTGCTTCAACTAGCCCCCCCCCACCCCGTAGAATGGAGGGGATCTCACATTATCCGTGCTCAGATGTTCTAGCCGTCCATCGCTATTGCGACACCGGACAGGTCAACGGCAGTCGGCGTGCCCATGTCGCCCAACACTACGTCAGTGTTAGTCGTGTCCCATGCACCCAGCCCGAAGCCCGTGCACTTTCGCATCAGAATCTGGCGGTCTGCGCTGGGATTCACGAACAGGAACGCCGTCCCGACCGCGTTGGTCGTGGACACGTTGATGAATCGACAGCTGTCGAACAGCAGGTAGTCGAGAATCGCGGTGGCGTCGACCGTCTCGCCGAAATACACCGTCGTGGCTCCTGCTCGCATGATGAAGTCGCAATTCTCGAACTTGTTCCGGGCCGCGTCTCCGTCGACCAGAAGCAACGAGTACCCTGTTGCCAGTGCGATCGTAGTCAGCCCGATCGTACAGTTCTTGAAGAAACATTCCCCGGCCCCGTTCAGCTTGAGCGCTCCACCGGTGTTGATTGCATGAGCAGCATTGCCAGGCGCAGCGAAGTGAACGTTCTCGAAGTAGTTCCGCTCACCAGTGACCTGCACGTTCAGCAGGTTTCCAGCGTCCGCAACTCCCTGGTAGAACATCACGTTCTTGAAGATACAACCCGAGCCGGTGATATTCACCGAAGGAGAAACTGCCGTTACGGCTGCCCCCTGGAAGATTCTCGCTCGATTAGCCACAGGAACCGGTGCAGACCAACCGACCAAGTGCGTGTAACTCTTGTCCCAGGTGAGCACTGCCGCCAGGTTGTCGGAGGTGTCGCCACCGAGATACACAACGCAGTCGTTCTGGTTGTCAACGCACAAATCCTCTGCCGCTGCGATCGAAGCCAGCGGCCACCTGAAATTGGTGCCGGGATTGCTGTCAGACCCGTTGGACGGGTCCACAAGATAGATCTTGCTCTTCGGACCTCGCGGGATTCCCTGCAAGGCGATGAACTGATTGAGATTTCTTGGATACAAACCCATTATGTCATGCCCCCTTATGCCGTGAGGCAGCTAAACGCGCAGCGATTAGCTGCCGTTGCCTGCATCCGGTTGAGCGGGTTCGGCAAAGCAACACCGACTCGCATTACAGCCCGCAGGGCCACCATGTCTTGCTGGGCCAGGTTGTAGATGATGTTCCCCGCACCGTCCTGGATCACCGCTTCTGTGAGAATCTTCCATGTAATATCCTGCCGCATGGCGTACACAAGTTTCGTCCAGTCACCGGAGAACATCAGGCTCTCGGCCGAGTCGATAGACCCGTTCAGCGGGAAGTCAATCGGCGCTCCATCTAGCTCGTACCGGGTCGCTTCCTGCATGGAACTCTTGAAAATCGGGTTGCCGTCTGAGTCGCGACAGTTTCGCAGCTTGCCTCGCATTGAGACGTGGGCCAAGTGGGCAGAGGGAATGTACCCGTCTGCCTCGATGGTCATCAGGATACCATCTGTACCTCCCGCTGTCTCGCCCATCAGAACTTCGTACAGATCAGTGTATGCTGCGAGAGAGAGAGTCGAACTGGCCGCAGTGCACAGGGCCTTGAGGCCGGCCGCTCCCATGTTTGTCGTCCATGACGCCGGAATATTCGTCCCGTACAGCACCGCCTGGTCGAACGCGATGCCGAACGCTTCGACGATCGAGGGCTGAATTTCGCCCCAAATGTCGTAGCTCGAATCATCGAGCACCGACTCCGAAATCGGCACAATACAGGCCAACTCCTCGGCATCAATGTACTTGTTCTCCCAGTTCATCTCGGTAGTTTGCTTAAGCCCCGTATCGCCAGACACGAAATACGCAGTTGCCAACGCCGAAGCCACCGGCATCCGACGCTGTTTACGACTCATGGTTGGCATCTGCCGAGCCAGCTTCATCACCGCACTGGATTCGGGTACGTGTTTGATGATCTCCCGACTCACTTCCTCTGGAATGAGAGCCGCAGCATCCGTCCTTGAAATTAAACTATTGTATGCCACTTTACACCTCCGCTATTATCTGCCCGCCTCGGCGCGAATAAACGCGTTCATGCTCTTCTCGTCGCCAGTGGGCGGAGTTTGTGTCCCCTTTCCGGCATCACCGGCGGGGATCGTCGATTTGCCAAACAGTTCCGGGAATTGCGTCTTCAGCGCCTCCCAGTTGACGTTGCCCCTACGGTCGAACGCATCCACCTCCTGAGCCGCCATCCAAGCCAGCTTCAGATTGGTTACGCCCTGTGTATGGGCATCATCGTAAAACGCGGCCTGCAGCTCCAATCCCTGGAGTTGATCAGCTTGTTCGGTCAGTAGCTTCTCAGCCTCTGACCCCTTTTCCGCTTTGGCCGCTGCGTCTCGCAACTGGCCCTCAAGGTCCTTGCGTTGCTGCCTCTCGCTAGTCAACGCGCTTTTCAGACCGGCGATGTCATCGTTGTACAGTTTCTGCACGTCAGCCGGTTGTGTCTTCAGCCATTCATCGAAATTGGCTGGGGTTTTGCTCTCCGTAGCGGCCTTCTCTGCTGCTGCTTTTGCCTCTGCCGTTTTCTTCTCTTCTGCTGCCTTCTTCTCTTCCGTTGTTGGCTCTGGCATCTCGCCCTCCTGGGCATCTCGCCCTTGTGTTTCTGTCTCTCACTGATACCAATATATCACGGATCACACAAAAACGCAACCTCAGTTTCTCTTCATCGCTCACCTGCCTTTCACAGCCTAGCCAGCAGCCTCTCTAATCCGACTCACCGCCGCCTGATACTCGGCCTCCGTGCAGGACTCGTACACTCCGAACTTGAACCATATCTGCAAGGGTGTCTCATCAAAGGCGTCGCACTTGCGCTTCTCGTCCCCCATGTGTTTGCAAAAGGCGCACACGCGGAAAACGGCTTAAATCGCATTTACGGCAGGCTTACTCGTCTTAGGCTGAAGCGACACTACTCGCAACCGGCCATCCTCGAATACCAGACGTGTCCTGAACTTTTCGCTCTTGTCTCGTGCAGGATCTGCTCGCCTCTTGGCCTTGACACCACTCTTCGTTGTCTTACGTCTTTTTGGCATTTCACCCTCTCAAGTCCATCTTCACTAACGTCTTGCCTCCTTGCTTTTCCACGGCTGTAATGCTAAACGTGGAGCCGCGCGGTAGCAGAAATTCCGCCTCTTCTACGTAGCCAGACACATCCATCACAGACATGCCACGCGAACCGGCAGGCACATTGATCTCAAAAAACGTTGATTCGAAGTGTAACTCCGCACCGCCAGGGACCAAAGCAGCAGACGTGTACGCAGGGTCAGTGTACTCCATACCGGTCAAACGCTCCCAATCAATAATATTTCCTTCCGCGCTCCGCACATTACCCGCACCCCGATAGACAACCAAGTCATCCGGAGTCGTCGACTTCGCCAAAACATTATCCAAGTCACGTACAATCTTACCACCTGGACCCTGCAGACCTGTTTCGCCACGCAAGGCGTAGTTCACATCAGCGTACTCAAATCCGCAATAGTCCTGTATCGACTTGTACTGGCTCTCTGTCAACTTCGAGGCCACATCGGCGAAATTGTCTTTTGTCCACTCATACGCTTCGTCCATATCCGCGAATGTAAGATTTTGTCCGTACCTCTCCGCAATCGTAGAAGTCGGGGCCGCTGGTGCTGTCGTCGCTGCAGGAGAAGTGGGGAGATTTTTGCCAAGCGCCGCCAAGTCCACTTTATTCTGCGCCATCACTGTCTTGTAAGGATACGTTGCGGGGTCAAACATCTGCTTTCCGAATTGCTTGTTTAACTTTGCCGTTTGCTCGACCATGTAGGCATATTGCTCCGGCGCATCACCGCCGAGTTCCTGCATGACCTCCATAAGCGCATTATCGCTCATAGTCGCGGCTTGCTCAACCGAAGGCCAATCGGCGTCACTGGCGGCTTCGTCACCTTGCTCAACTTACTCACCGGTGTCGGCGTCAAGCCTCGGCCCCAGGTGGGATGGTCAGTGTAGGTGATAAAGTCTTTCATCGGCGTGCCGTCTTTCCAGGCCTCGTACCGCTCATTCCCCATGATCTTCCGCGCATCCTCGTCGTCCATATTCGACAGCCACTCTTCGCCTGTTTCGAACTGCAACTCAGGCAGACCTTTCACCACCGGCACTGAGGTACATCTGCCGGCAGGATGATCGAAGATCGGCTCTGTCACCGGATA